CTATCAATTCTAGTGCCTCATGCTACGACTGTCTATTTTGGCGGCGTGGTGATCTCATGGGGCTGTGCAGACGCTATCCCGAAACGTTCAACAAGCATCAAAGCGATTGGTGCGGCGAATATAGCAAAATCGTTGTAAACGTTGAACCGTATCCAGAAGTAATGAAAAAGCGTGGCAGACCTGCAAAAGTCGAGGCCACAGATGCTTAGACCATTACAAGACAAAATTGTTGTCAAACCGCAACCACGGGTAAAAAGCACGATTATTGACGTAATCATGTCTGAGAAAGATAATATGGGTACGGTCATAGCAGTCGGGCCGAAAGCCGCAGATAAAGTACAAGTGGGCGATTTCGTTCGCTTTGGTACGATGGGTAACGATGAATACCTGAGTTATCACGAATACCACGAAGGGCAGGAAAAGTACCTTGTAATGTCTTGGAAAGACGTTTGTTTCGTTCAAATCTAAAGGAATATCATGTCAAATTCAATTGCAACTGGCGTAGCTTACGCTGATCCAGAGTTCACTACCGTTTACGCAACCGATCAAATTGGTTATTCAACAGCTGCCCAGGGCGCAGTCACACAGGCCACAAGCAAATCAACCGGTGTAACGCTCAATAGTTCAATGGGTCAGATCACCATGAACAACGCTTCATTGGCATCGGTTACCAATGTGACGTTTACGCTGACCAACAGCCTGTTGTCTAGTAAAGATGTATTGATCTTAAACGTGACAAATGGCACATCTGGCGCATATAACGCTTGGGTATCAAGCATGACTGCCGGTTCAGCCACAATCACTTTGCGTAACATCAGCGGTGGCTCATTGTCTGAAGCTGTCATTATTAATTACGCCATTATTCACGGTCAGTAATCATGCCTCTGAAGAAATCAACTTCTGAGAAAGCCTTTAAACAAAACATCAAAGCAGAGGTGAAAGCCGGTAAGCCTGTTAAACAGGCCGTGGCGATTGCCTATGCTGAGAAACGTCAAGCCGCTAAAGGTAAAAAATGATTCTAGACCTAACACCGCAGCAATGGAACTTTATTGCCGCAGCCTTGCGTGAGTTTCCTGCAATCATTGCCAAAACATCTGAGGAAGTCTTAGCTGAGATGGCAAAGCAGGCAGCTGCCGCAACACCCCCAACTGAGCCACAAGAATGACACCCAACGTCTATCTGCCATTTCCAACGCCACAAAACACTTCAGAGTTAAATGAGGATGTAGCGGCATTGCTAAAGCAGCCAGGCGTGCCGGTGGAACTCTTGAACGAATACAACCAAGTTATTGAATCGCCACAGACTCAGGCAGACATTGATGAGGCGCAGGCTAATTCGGACTCGATGAGCAATGAGTAATCCAGTAGGCCGACCTACCAAGTATGATCCATCACTTTGCGATAAGGTGGTGGAACTTGGAAGGCTTGGCAAAAGCGTTGAACAAATTGCTTGCGAATTAGGGTTTTCCACTAGAGTTTTGTTTGATTGGCGTGATCGTTACCCTGAATTTATGCACGCCTTGGCAGATGCTAAGGAATATGAGCAAGTTTGGTGGGAAAGTATTGCCCAAACGCACATGATTGAGGAACAAGGCGCAGCTAAGTTAAACGCCTCAATCTGGTCACGTTCAATGGCGGCACGGTTTCCTAAGAAATATAGAGAATCAACTAAGACTGAGATTACAGGTGCAGACGGTGCGCCATTGTTACAGGGCATCGAAGTATCGTTTGTAACTCCAAAGACTAATGAGTGACGTACAAGGCGCAATTGCAAAGGCTCAGTTTCCAGTAAAGTTAGCCTGCCTATTTGAAAAGTCACGGTACAAAGTTTTATATGGTGGTCGAGGTGGGGCTAAGTCTTGGGGTGTAGCCCGTGCGCTATTGATCCTTGGGGCTAAGAAACCAATCCGTGTTCTTTGCGCCCGTGAATACCAAACATCTATCAAAGATTCGGTTCACAAGTTACTGTGCGACCAGATCGAGGCTCTCGGCCTGTTAGGTTTCTATGAAATCACCCAGGCATCAATCCGTGCAACCAATGGCACAGAGTTTGCATTTGCCGGTCTAAAGAACAACGTTGCCAACATCAAATCCTTTGAGGGTGTAGACATTTGCTGGGTGGAGGAAGCCCAAACCACTAGCCGATTGTCTTGGAATATCCTGATCCCAACGATCCGTAAACAAGATTCAGAGATATGGATTACGTTTAATCCTGAGTTGGAATCTGACGAAACTTACCAACGCTTTGTGCTGAACCCCCCATCTGATTGCATTGTGCAAAAGATCAATTGGTCGGACAATCCTTGGTTTCCCCAAACGCTTAGACTAGAAAAGGATGCCCTACGGGATCGTGATCTAGAGGCTTACAACACGGTTTGGGAAGGTATTTGCCGCCAAACAGTAGATGGCGCAGTCTTTGCTAAAGAAATGCAAATGGCTGAACTTGATGGGCGCATTACCCGTGTGCCATATGATGCAGCCAAGCCTGTTCATGTGATCTTTGACTTGGGTTGGTCAGACTCAACGGCACTATGGTTTCTGCAATTTGTGGGCATGGAAACCCGTTTGATTCGATACATTGAAGATAGCCAAAAAACCATTCAACACTATTTAGCCACGATGCAAACCTATGGGTACGTTTATGACACGCTATGGTTGCCCCACGATGCACAGAACAAAACCTTGGCTGCTAATGGGCGCAGCATCGAGGAAATCGTTAGAAACTCAGGATTCAACACAAGAATCATTGAAAAAGCACCCATTACCGATTCTATTAACGCTGCCCGTACAATATTCTCAAGTTGCTATTTCGATAGAGAAAATTGCCACGAAGGTCTACAATGTTTAAGAAATTACCGATATGACGTTGACCCAGATACCAAAATGTTCAGCAAAACGCCGGTGCATGACAATTATTCGCACGGTGCTGATGCGTTCAGGTACATTGGGTTAATGATTCACGAACCACGGAAAGCGAGGAAACCTAAACCCGCTTACGTTCAAAGCGCAGGATGGATGGGATAATGGATGACTTTGATTCACGCATCGAGGAAGCTAAGAAATTCCTGCGATTAGCATCTGACGCAGACGCACAGAATCGTTCAGAGGCTCTTGAAGATTTAAAGTTTGCCGCTGGCGATCAATGGCCTGTTGAGATTCAAAATAGCCGACAGTTAGAGGCTCGGCCCTGCCTGACCATCAATAAAATTGACGCTTATGTGCGCCAGGTCACAAACCAACAACGTCAGCAACGACCACGAATCAAAGTCCACGGTATGAATAATGAGGCTGACGCTAAGTTGGCTCAGATCATTACAGGAATCTGCCGCCATGTGGAGGTTAACTCTGATGCTGATAACGCTTACGACAACGCTTTTGATTACGCTGTTCGCATGGGTTGGGGCTTTATTCGTGTTACTACAGACTATGTAAGTGAAAACTCATTTGACCAAGAGATTTACATTAAGCCGGTTGAGAACCCATTTACCGTCTACTTTGACCCTAACTCAGTTGCACCGGATGGCTCAGACGCTGAAAAGTGCCTAATTACAACGGTGATGGATAAGAAAATCTTTCACAAGATGTACCCAGATGCTGATGATGGATCGGGCTTTAGTCAGCGTGGAACTGGTGACAGTAACGCTGAATGGGTGATGAAAGAGGATATTCGGATTGCTGAGTATTTTTATACTGAGCGTAAGAAAGCCAAACTAGCCATGTTATCTGATGGCACATCTGTATATGAAGATGAATTGCCCGATCCTGAAATGATGGCAGCGGCAGGCATTGAAATTATTGACACAAGAGATTCCTATAAAAAGGTTATCAAGTGGGGCAAATTGACCGCTATGGAAATTCTTGAGGAAGGGGATTGGGCAGGCAAGTACATTCCGATTGTGCCGGTCTATGGTCAGCAATTGATTGTTGAAAACAAGCGCAAAAAGTTTGGCTTGGTTCGCATGGCTAAAGACCCGCAGCGGATGTATAACTTTTGGCAAACCGCAGCAACTGAAAGTGTTGCATTAGCACCTAAAGCTAAATGGTTGATTGCAGAGGGTCAAGACGAAGGCCACGAAAACGAGTGGGCAGCAGCTAACATCAAATCTAGCCCTGTCTTACGGTATAAGCAAAAAGATATTGAAGGTGTATCTGCGCCTGTGCCGCAACGCTTGCAGCCAGAGCCGCCCCCAGCAGGCATTATGACCGCAGCGGCTACAATCAATAGCGATATGCAAGCCGTGATCGGCATCTTTGATCCAAGCCAAATGCCAACTGGCAACATTTCAGGCAAAGCGTTGCAAGGTCAACAACAACAAGTGGATATGTCTAATTTCCACTACTTTGACAATTTGACCCGTTCGATCAAGCAAGTTGGGCGCATTATTCTCGACCTAACACCAAAAGTTTACGATGCCCAACGGGTGATGCGGATTATTGGCGATGATGGAAAACCTGAACTGGTGACTATCAACGAGCAAAGCGTTGACGAAATGGGTGTAATGACGATCCTGAATGATGTGACAGTTGGTGAATACGACATTGTGATGGATACTGGCCCAGGCTACAACAGCAAACGTCAAGAGGCTGTTGACTCAATGATGAGTTTGTTGGCTGCTGATCCAAACTTGATGGCGCAGGCCGGTGATCTAATCTTTAGAAATATGGATTTCCCTGGCGCAGACATTATTGCTGACCGTTTGGCAGCTGCAAACCCATTGGCTAAGATTGATGACAAATCAGATGTGCCGCCACAGATTCAGATGCAATTGGCTCAATCTAAACAAGTTATTGAGGAATTGACGCAAAAACTGCAAGAAATGACAATGGATATGAAGTACGGCGCAACGGTTGCTCAACAAAAAGATGAGGCCGCAACAAAACGTAAACTGATGGAAGTTACTGCTAAAGCGCATCAAGTCGATGTTCAGGCCGAAAGCGCAGAGATGATTGCCAAGTTGAAAGTAGACGTTGCTGCTAACGATACGGTAATTGACAACCAAACCAAACTTAAAATTGAGAATATCAAAGCGCAGCTGGCGATGTTATTGGCAAGCCTTGATGAAAAAGATGTGACGATTGCGACTCAAGAGGCGATTGAGCGAAGTATTTGATAACTATTGACTATTTATGCAAATGCTTTAATATATTTAGTAACCTTACCAGTTAGGCACAACTGGGTTAATTCTTGGGCATACCATGAGCGATAAAGAAGCAGGATCGGTAGTAACGAGTGAAAATTTAGCCGAATTTAATGCGAATAAACTTGGTTTAGCTGTAGAAGATACTCCTGTTGTGGCTGATACGTCAGAGCCGACAGATGAGGTGGATTCACAGAGTGATCCAGTTGCAGAAGATGATGGCGATGCAGCAGAAAAACCTAAACAAAATCCTAAACTTGAAAAGCGATTTTCTGAGTTAACCAAGCAGCGTGAACAGGCCAAACAAGAGGCGGCTAAAGAACGTGAGCAGCGGGAGGCTTTAGAGGGTCGGCTACGGGAACTAGAACAGAAATCTGCCCCTAGACAGGACAGCAGCCTGAACGAAGAACCGCAGCCAGGGCAATTTAGTGATGCTTTTGAATATGCAAAGGCATTAGCTGAATACTCTGCCGAACGAGCGTTGTTAGAGCGTGATAGGCAAGATGCAGAGCGTAAAGCCACAGAAACACGAAACCAAGTTATTCAGACTTGGGCTAAACGTTTAGAGGCAGCGAAAGCAGAATTGCCAGACTTTGAGGCGATGGTGCAATCTGCGGATGTTGAAGTTAGTGGTGACATTCGTGATTCAATCATTGAGAGTGAGCAAGGGCCAAAAATCCTTTATCACTTGGCTGAGAATCCAGATTACGCTCGATCATTGGCAGCAATGCCGATTAGCAAGGCTCTACGAGAGATTGGGAAGTTGGAGGCTAGATATGAGGGTGAAAGCCCAGAGCCAAAGGGAAAGCCTGCTGTTGTGAAGTCTAAAGCACCTGCACCTATACGGCCTTTGAAGTCTACTTCTGGCGCAATGGATACACCGGTTGACTCTAATGGTGAGTTTCACGGAACGTACCAGCAATGGAAAGAGGCGAGAAAGGCTCAAAAGATCAGGTAATCAACTTTCTCATTAAGGAAATATCATGGCAAATAACTTGCTAACTATTTCTAAGATCACCAACGAAGCATTGATGGTCTTGGAAAACGAACTGACATTTACGTCAGAAGTGGATCGTAACTATGATGACCAATTTGCCGTAGTCGGCGCAAAGATTGGCAACACAGTTAACGTTCGCCGCCCTGGTCGCTTTATCGGTACAACTGGCCCAGCACTTAACGTTGAAGATTTCAACGAAACTTCTGTGCCTGTTACCTTGGCAACCCAGTTTCACGTTGATACCCAGTTCACAACTCAGGACTTGGCATTGTCGCTTGATATGTTTAGCGACCGTGTTCTAAAGCCTGCCGTGGCTGCTATTGCCAACAAAATTGACCGTGATGGTCTGTTGATGGCAAAAAACAACACCGCCAACATCGTTGGTTCAGCCGGTACGCCCCCAACTGGTTTGATTACATACCTGACAGCAGGTGCGTATTTGGATTCAGAAGGCGCACCCCGTGATGGTCGGCGTTCGTGCATTATCGAACCCTTTACGTCTGCAACGATTGTTGACAGTCTGAAAGGTTTGTTTATGCCACAACCAAAGATTTCTTCTCAGTATGAGAAGGGCTTGATGGGTACTGACTCTGCCGGTATGAACTGGAAAATGGATCAGAACGTTGTCAATCAGACATTTGGTTCATGGGCTGGTGCATCTGCATCGACTTTGACAACCAACACCGCAACCTTTACTGGTTCGTTGACTACTGGTTGGGCATCGACTTCAACAATCACTTTGGCTCAAGGCGCAACAATTACCCTGAATCAAGGCGATGTGATCCAAATTGCAGGCGTATTTGCTGCCAACCCACAAAACCGTCAACCTTACGGCACTAACAAACTGCGTAATTTCGTAGTTACTAGCACCGTTACTGGCACAGGTTCTGGAACAATGTCTGTTGTTGTTAGCCCAGCTATCATCACAGCCGGTCAGTTCCAAAACGTATCTGTTGCTACGACTTCATCGACTGCTACGGTTACTCCGTTCTCAGCCGGTGTGTCAGGTTCAGGCGTGGTTTCGCCACAGAACATTATCATGCACCGCAATGCGTTTACGCTTGCTTGTGCTGATCTTGAACTGCCAGAGGGTGTTCACTTTGCAGGCCGTGCAAGCGATAAAGAGATTGGTCTGTCGATGCGTGTTGTTCGTCAATACACCATTAACAACGACTCAATCCCAACTCGCTTGGATGTTCTGTACGGCTGGGCGCCACTTTATCCAGAACTCGCCTGCCGTGTTGCGGCTTAATTAGGAGAAATCATCATGGCTAATCCAGGCCCAGCAAGTACCCAAACCAACATTTATCTGTTTAACGGCGATAGCACCGATGGTGTTCAAATCGTTGGTTCAGCAGCTAAATTGCTTGGTTTCCACGGTGCAACCCCCATTGCACAAGCAGCTGCAATTACCGCCATTAGCAATACTGCTACCGGTACGGAAATTGCAACAGCCGTTAATGCTCTCATTACTGCGCTGAAAAACAAAGGCTTAACCGCCTAAGTTTGGTTGACTAGGAAAGGAAAGGCCATCCCCAAAAAGGATGGCTTTTTCTCTTTCTACGCTTATAATTTAGATATTCTTTATTAAAGGGAATGTGATGACTAACACTTCTGTTTATCGTCTAAACGGTAAAACATACACCTTATCGTTGACCACAAGCGCATCTGCTGCACTTTTGATTACTCCAAAATCAAACGATCAAACCAATTACGTTCATTTGTTAAATACCGGCACTTTTGTTGCGGCAATTGAATTGTCAAATGGCGATACATTTGCTGACCCCGCTATTGCTGCACCTGGTGCTGCGGGTTCGTACATTTTGCCTGCATCAATGACTCAACCGATTGTAATTGCTTGCCCTGCTGGGCCTTTGTACATTAAAGGTATTAGCGCAGGCACAAACGTTTTGTATGTCACACCTTGTTTGGCTGATTAAAGATGGCTACTGCCTCGACCACTACGATTAACATCGTTCCGGTTCAGGGGATATTTAACGAGGATCACAGCCTTGTTACGTTGATCGGCCCTGCCGGTACGCCATTTAATGCCAATATTAGTCCCGATCAATCTGGGCTAAACATTACCAATAGCACTATCAATAGTTCTGTTATTGGCGGCACAGTACCGGCGGCGGGAACGTTTACCAACATTGCCACAACGACAGGCACGATTACCAATAGTCCATACAATCCAAGCGATATTGCAAACAAGCAATATGTGGATCAAGTGGCGGCGGGATTGTCGGTTAAAGCACCAGTTGTCTGTGCCTCAACTGCAAACATTGCAACGTTATCAGGATTGTTAACGCTTGATGGCATCACGGTTGTTGCCGGTGATCGAGTGTTGGTTAAGAATCAGACTGCCTCACAAAACAATGGTATTTATGTTGCCGCAGCTGGCGCATGGTCACGGTCAACCGATTGCTCGACATGGGATCAACTGATTGGCGCATTTTGCTTTGTATCAACTGGCACATTGTGGGCTGATACCGGTTGGGTTTGTACAATTGATAAAGGCGGCACATTAGGCACAACACCGATCCCTTGGGTGCAATTTACAGGGTTAAGTGTATATACCGCAGGCACAGGATTAACGCTTACAGGCACAGCATTTAGCATTACTAATACTGGTGTGACTGCGGGAACATATGGCAATGCCGCCCGTACCATTACTCAAATGGTCAATGCTCAAGGTCAAATTACATCAATATATGACCAGCCAATTGACATTGCTGCCACACAAGTAACTAGCGGCACGTTTGCATCAGCATTATTAAGTGGCGTTTACTCAGGCATTACGGGTTTAGGTACGCTTGTTAATCTGACCGTGACCAATGCCATCGTAGGCAGTATCACGGGCAACGCTGCAACTGCGACAAGCGCAGGCACGGCAGGATCGGCAACGACTGCGGGTTTTGCCACAAGTGCGGGAAGTGTGACCAATAGTGTCACGTTTAACAACACAGGGTCTGGTGGCGCATCAGGCAGCACTTACAACGGTGGATCGGCATTAACGGTTTCATACAACACCGTGGGCGCACCATCAACATCAGGCACAGGCGCATCAGGCACTTGGGGAATATCTGTAACCGGAAACGCTGCGACAGTTACCAATGGAGTAGTAACAACCGGATCGTATCCAAATCCAACGTGGTTAACTTCAATTTCAGGCGGCATTGTCAGCGGTGCAGTCAGTAGTGCGACCACGGCAACAAATCTTGCAGGCGGTTTGGCAGGATCGTTACCTTACCAAACGGGTGCAGGCGCAACATCAATGTTGGGGTTGGGTACAAGTGGCTATGTATTAGCTGCGGGTGCATCTGCGCCAGGCTATGTTGCTCAATCAACACTTAGCGTAGGATCGGCAAGCACAGCAACCACATCGACAAACTTAGCCGGTGGCGGTGCAGGTTCTGTGCCGTATCAATCAGGCGCAGGTGCAACATCATTTGTATCATCAGGCACAGTTGGCTATGTTTTAACGTCAAACGGTACAAGTGCGCCAACATGGGCAGCTGCTGCGGGTGGCGTGACGCTTGCAGACGATACGACTACAGCATCCACTCGATACCCATTGTTTGCAGCAGCAACAAGTGGATCGGCATCAACTATTTACACTAGTTCGACCAAATATCAATTTAATCCAAGCACAGGGATGCTGACCAGTACGGGATTAACTACAAATAGCCTTATTTCTTCAATTGTTGCGTCTAGCGTTAATAACGTTACGGTTTCAGGCGCAATTACTGGTAGTGCGCCAACCATTACTGCAACGGGTACTGATACAAATATTGGTTTAGTCTTGACGGGCAAAGGGACAGGCGTTGTTGCGCTGGGTGGGACTACGGTTGCTAATAGTGCGGCGGTATTTGCTCCAACAACATCTGCGGTCAATAACTTTCAATTTACAGGCGGTGCAACAGGGACTTGGCCTACTTTTGCATCTTCAGGTACAGATGCCAACATTGGAATGTTAATAGCCATTAAAGGTTCGGCTGGTGTTACTTTTGCGGGTAATGGTGGAGTT